ATACATACGTTGTTTCTGTTCCACCTACCCAAGTCTCTGTGCCTAGGTAAACCCATGTGCCACCGAATCTTGTTGCATAATCAGTGATTGTTTGGCTAACATCAACTGTTAGTCTTATTGCACCAACTGGTGTTCTGTCTGAAATTAATTTAAACCAAGAATCGATGTTTGCCATCATCCAGTTAAAGAATTGTCTTGCCAGTGGTTGTCTGCGTTTTAAACCAGATGACTGCAACTGTCTAATTGGTTTAGACTTGTTTGTTGTTCCTGTTACAGGGTCAATCTCTGCTGTACCTGCCCACTCAACAAAACCATTACCACCATAAGATGTATCAAGACCGTTATAGTAGACTGAACATTCACAGAACTGACTAAAGAATTTCTGTCCTTGGCCATATGAGTATCCATAAGCATTTCCATAACCATACTCAGAATCCCCATCAACACTCTCATCAACAAATGAACTACGTTCTAATCCATCTGCAACTTCCTCAGCATTTGAATATACAACAATCTGATCAAGGGTGTCAGTGATTATGTTCTCACCAAGGTTTGTAACTAGATTGTATTGTGTTCGTTGAGAATCATATGGAATCCATGCATAACCATATGTGTCATATAGAAGTCCTGCAAACTCCATTTCTGCTGCTTTAGAATCTTCCATGTAGAAAGCTGTTGAAGGCTCTACATCAAGACCACCTGTGGCCAACATACTAATTCCATATGGATAATGTTCCCAGAGTTTGACATCCCCTGTCTGCGCTATACTCCCAAATAAATCTAACAACTGATCTGGTGTTCCACTGCCATTGCTCGTTGAGATTATCGAAAGTAAAGCTGCTCTATACTCTGTATCAGTTCTTCCTTGTCGTTCTTGACCAAAGTAATTACCAATAATATTTAGCTGTTCCCCTACAGCTGTATTCACATTGAAACCATCCCTAACACCTATGATTGAACTTTCAGTGTCATTTAGTGGTTCTAGGAAACTCTGTAACAAACCACGTAAATTTGGAGAGTCATCCCATTGTGATGGTAGCCTACCAAGGCCTTGCTCTACGTGGTCAATATATGTAATGTCTACCATGTTTATACCTTGGTTATCCCTTAAGTATTATTTACAACAGTTATTTGATCTACACTAAAGAATGCTTCTTCTGTAGAAGCTACAGTAACAACATTCAGTGGGTCATCAGATGACTGTCCATTGATTACAATCTCTAAACTGTACAAACCACCAACAGAACAATAAACTGCACCTAAGAATTCATTTGGTACAACATCTTCACCTGCATTAAGTAGGTTGCCAATCAGAACTATTGTATCCTTAATTGTGTCATATGCATCATTGTCATCACTAGGGTAAACAGACGCATCGAATACTTTATATGTTACTGTTACAACCATTGCTAACGATGTAGGTCTGTTGAACTCAATTATATGTGTGTCACCAACAATATCTACTGCGGTACCTGATTGTTTTGTTATGTCATCAACAGCCCAGACTTCAACACCACAAGGTTTTGTATCCCAAATGTTTTGAGCTATCTCATCATCATCAAGACCACCTGCAACAACAATCTGTATTGAACCAGAAGGTTGACCTGCCAGAAGACTCATGTTAGCGTCTATAGCAACTTGCATCTTGTACCACAAAGGTGAAGGGTTAATTGTGATTGTTGTATCAACATTATCAACAGCTGATAAACCTAACACTGATTGTGCACTTGTATTTATTGCTAGAGCTAAGCCTGCTGTAATATCATTGGCTGTTGCTCCAATGCCAGATGTATATGTATAAGCAACATCCTGTATTGTTATTGTGTAAACAGTAGAATCAACAACTGTGTCAATTGTAACAACAGATGGTTCACTTCCATCTGATACAAACTGTTGGTTAACTGCTACAGAGCTTACACCAGAAACATCTAACAAGCTTGATATGATTGAATCAACTGTTGCTTTACCAGTGTTAGACCTAAATGCAATAGCCCTTTGTCTTAACTCTGCATCTGTCTCTTCTTGACGACCAATGATCAAAGCTGTTTCGTTGTTAGTTGAAACCCAACCACTTGTTGGAGATAAGATTAAGTTAACTGTGTTAGCAGGTGCTGATAAAGAACCCTTAACAAAGCCAGTGATATAACCAACCGAGGTAACCTGTGTAACCTTTATGTTTGTATCAACAGTAATGTTTAGGTCAGTAGCATCTGTAACGCTCACAGTTGCTGTCAGGTTAGCATTGTCAACTGAGGTATAGTTAGCCCCTGTGATTACTGCTACAAGCCCTGTAATGATCTCCTGAGCTGTTGCTGACACACCTGATGTGAATGTGTGTGCCACGCCTTGAACAGTCACTGTGTAGATTGTAGAATCAACTACAGCTAAGATAGAGAATGTCAGGTCTCTACATGCACTCTTTGAAAGAGTCAATGCTGAATCTAATGTGTAGTTTTGTCCTGTTGCACTGTTCTGAACATATGAACCAGATGCTAGGATAGTACCATCTTTGCCTGTGAAGTGTTGAGTGCCTGCTGTAGCTGCTGCTGCTTGTCGGGTAATCCCTAACCAAGATACATTATCATCTAACGCTTTGCCTTCTGCCTTAAGAATATCACGTTGGTCATAAACATCTTGGATGCCTTCATTAACCAATGCAAGTTCAGCTGCCATTATAATGTTTAGTTGGCCAAGAGCTGTGTCTTCATCAACATCAATTGTATCACTTATGTTAGTTTGTTCTGATACAATGATACTGTCAAGAATCTCTTCATATGATTGGACATCAAGTCCTGTGCTAGAAATAGCCATTATATTGAAACCTCTCCTGAGATTATGTCACCTGATAAACCAAGGACTTTGAATACTACTGTGAATACCCTTGTTTCAGGGTTAACCTCTGATTTGTAATAGATGATTTCTTGAACACCTTCTACACTTGTTATAACACCTTTTATTGCAACATCAGCTGTTGCCTTTGGTCTCTTACCAAATATACTTTGGAAGTATGGTGTACCAAATAATCTGTTAGCAAACCACTCACCAAGATATGTCTTTAGGGTAATTGCTATACGCTGCCTTGTTAGTTCTTGAACTGTATCACACAGTCTTAATGAAGAACCACCAACCAAGTAAAGGTCATGTGTGCCCTCATCTATATAAAAATCGTTTGACATATTATGCCCTTGGTTATGTAGCTGTTGTTGTTGCAGTCAATCCTGTGCATGGGCTTGAATAGCTATCCACAATTGCACCTGCTGCATGTTGGTGTGCTAGGTACTGTGTAACTATTGTTGCATTAATCTCATTTGCTATAGAGTCTGCTAATGCTTGTAGTGCTGCATCATTTGTTATGACACCACCATCAACTGTTATTGCAGTGATAAATGCTTTCATTGCAGCCTTGATGTTAGCCGCACTTACTGTTGCTGACATGATTACTCCTTAAATGATTCTAATTGAGCTATGAGAGCTTCTGTAGCAGGGTTGCTGTTGAGAGGTGACACACCATAGATTGTATTAACTGTGTCTGTATTGATTGATCTAAGAATCTGTATGAGCATGTCAACAAACTCTGTTGTACCGTTAGTCATTGACCATGTTGATGTGGTAACTCCCTGATGAGTTCCATCTGGGTTTATCTTGTAAGAGCCATCACCAACACTAAGAAGAATTGTTCCATCCTTTTGAACCTTAAACACAGCACCTGCATACTTCAACACAACGTCATTAGCATCTGGTGATGGGTTGTTAGGGTCTCTGAAAATACAAGGTATAACAAAAGCATCTGAAATATCATGCAAGCGTCTGTCATAAGGTGTTGTAGTTCCACTTGTAGTTAGAGACCACTCAACAATAGAGACCATACTAACGGATAGAAGCACATCATCACCCACTGCCAAGGGGAATGATAGTAATGCACCGCCACCACTTGGCCACTGTACTGTTATGTCTGGTATGACTGCCATGTCATAAGAGAATCCATCAGATAAAACCTTTCTAACAGCAGGTTGAACACTAACAACATTATCAGATTCAAGTTTACTAACATCCGTGATTATTGCAGGTATGTTTGTATATAGTCTTTGATTGTTTCTTGCAATATAAGAATCAATAACATCTGGTAAGTCTGTTGTGCTCATTATCTTTTACACTCAATTACTGTGTTCCATGCAGAACCCTCATAGTCAAGTGTGTGTTTGACATCTGTTATAAGGTACTGCCCCTGTTTTTCTTTGTCTGAAATGTTCAACCTAACTCCATCACTCTTTGACACATTACCATTAAGGTTAACAGTTAGCCTAACACCTTTTCCATTCTCCTTTGACTCAGCTAAATCCTTCTTTGATGTGTCTTGTAAGTCTTCAACAGAATTCTTTATATTGTCATCTGTTACAATCAACACATTAATTGAATCTTCAACTTTCTTGTCTTTAGGCTCAATGTAAAGTTGACCTGCTGCCATATGCCACTTGTAATTAACTGGCTGTAGTAAGTCTGTCAATGCTTCAAAGATTGTGTCATTAAATACCCTTGCTTTACCAAGCTGTTTATCTCTAAGACTATCAATGTCTAACACAGAGGCTATGCCATATGTTGCTAGGTCACCAGTTATACTCTCTACAGCTTGTGCATAAGTGAACTGTGCAGGGAATGATCTATTAATCCTTGTCTTTCTCTTAACTTTATATGCATCAGCACAAGTGAGCTTAAGAGTTGTTGTGTCGCCTTTCTTTTGTAATGTTGATCGGATGATCTGAGTTGCACAGATTAATGGTAATGTTGCATCATCTGTGTAGCCTGCCTCTAACACAACGACATTCCCTGTCTTTATGTATGCAGCTGTTTCTTTGGAGGGATTGATTATCTCAATTGTTTGCTGTGGATTCTTTTGTGAACTACCTTCTTTAGGGAAATGTATTGAAGCTTTCATTTGAAAGTTTTCTAACAGTAAGAAATTCTTATCTGTTGGTAGTGACTGCATGTCTATTGTTTTTGTGTTTTCACCAGTCCCTGCTAAAACAACATTTGCTTTGTCATCTAACTCTTTTACATATCCTATGTAGAGTCTATATTTTCTAACAGGTGCCCCCATGTTAGCCTCCAATTAATTCATTAAATTCTTCTTCTGAAAAGTATACCAATGAGAATTCTTCATCAATACCTGTATTACCCAATGTTGCAAACCTAGAGCCTCTTTCAAACTGTGCTATAAACAATTGCCCTGATGCAAAATTTGGTAGAGTGTAATTGAGTATTGGTAACCCAAATTCAATTAATCTTAAACCCTCTATAACTGGAACCTCATCCTTGAGTATCGTTAAATATAGTCTTTCGTTTCTTGTGTTATATTTGAAATGAAATGTGTAAACTTCACCATCTATAGAAATATCAAATTGAGAATTACCATTTATTGTTACTGGTATTTGTATCATGTTATTACCTCAATGGTGTACTTTTGTAATATCTTCCACCACCATTATCTACTCCGAAGAAACTACTTTTAGCCTGTAGGCCTGCTGCTGCACCATTTTTATCACTAGCACCACTCTTAGCTGCATTGGATTTTTCTAACCCTGCAAGGAGTGGTTGCCAGTCAAGTGCAGGCTCTGCTACAAAACGTGCTCTATTAGCAAACCGTGCTTCTGATAATGATATTTTTATCATCCATGCTTCACCACCAAGAGTGTTAGTCTTATTGTATGTGAAGTTTGTTATGACACAATTTCTAATTGGCTTTAACACATTAGAGAAGTGGACAGTAAATGTTTCTTTGTTGTCAATTCTCTTTTTAAGTTCTTCAATGTAATGTTCTACAGACCTAATCTGATTACCATCTTGTGCTTGGCTTGTTAGTAAGTCTGTTGTTGAGCCAGATACCGTTGTGCCTGCTTGAGAAACGTCTGTAACAATACCAGATAAATCTATTTTCTTATTCTTAACAACAATGTTATCAGCAACATCAGCACCACTTTCTATTGGATAAGTAGTTAGTGTTGATGTCATCGCAATGGAAATGTTAGTCGTTGCATGAAGCTCATAGAGAACATAGTCACCAGTGTTTCTATCAACTTCACTTGTTTGTAAGTAAAACTTCCCCATCATTATTCCCCTGTTGGGTTGATAGCATTAGTAAGAGCACCACCAAATAATGTGTCAAATGCATTCTCCATACCTTGTGTTGCAAAGGTAACACCATCAACAACAAGATTGTAGTTTGTGCTTCCGACTGTTTCTTTAATTTTACTAGCTGCTGCTGCTCTATTCTGTGCTGTCCAGTCCATATAGTCTGCAATATGTCCTTGCTCTTGTTGTCCTGTATCAGAACTAAAGTATGATTGTCCAGAGATAAACTTGAAGGCATTAATGATGTCATTCAATATAATCTGTAAGTCTTTCATAGCTTCTGGTACTGTGAATCTATCAAATGCATCAAACAATTGATCAAGACCCCAAGTTGCATCGTTTAGAATACCTGTTATTGCATATATAACTCTTCCTAAGAAGTCCAAATCAGAAAATGCTTGAGCATCAAGGTGACCCATGTTACTGAACTTAGTGAATAGCTCATAGATTTGACCTAAACCAAAAAATATTGGGTATAACAATCTCTCTAAGAAACCAAATGTATATGTTATTGGTTCTAACAGTTGTGATATAGCCCAACCTAATCCTTCAATGAGTTTCTGGTTTCTTTCAAAGAATTGACTTAGTGAACCATATGCTTTTCCAATACCACTATCAAGACCTGAGCCAAATAATGATTTTGATGATTCCTTCATTTGGTTTTGAAATAATGTTGAGCCTGCTTCAATAGTTAACAATGATTTAGCGAAAGCACC